AGAAATGGTTGTCACCTCTATTCTGAACCCAAAATGTATTTGAATCTCCATAGATGTCTAAGTCAACATTGAAATTTTTTGTAGTGTCTGACCAAGTATCATAGTCTACTACGTTTGAATCACCTGTAATATCATGATCTAAATAAAAACCTGAAGCATTAACGTCATCTATGTCAGGTCTTAATTTATTAGAATTACCAATTACTGTATAATCAAAGGTCATATTAAGACCTTTAAAAGATAAGTGATTACTATAATCTGTTACGTTTGAATTACCTATTTGTTTAATAATAATAGTAATTTTATTTCCGTCGATTACAAAAGGATTATCTGTGCTTATTCCAAACGTATTGTTTAATCCGTCTTGTTTTATATAGACTGAACCACCTTCTTGGTCAATTTGTGTTATAAAAACTTTATTACTCGCATAGCAATTAATCGTCGTTGCTAGGAGAAGTATCAGTGTCAATAATAACGCTCTCATCTTTGACCTCCATTGCGGCTTTCTGATCATTTAAAATCGTTTGAATTTTTACTTTACGTTCTTCTTTAATTGCTTCTTTTAAATCAAATGCTACTAACATTTTTAAGTGTGTTTGGTATTCTGCCCAAGTTTTAAATTCTGTACCATTAGCTTTATTGTACCAAGCTAATTCATTTTTTTGAACTTTCTTTAAATGTTTTTTAGCCAATAATGCTTCTTTTTTAGCTAACTTTTCTGCCTCCAAGGCTTCTTTCTTTAATCTCTTCTCTTCTAATAATGCAAGTTTTTTAGCTTTCTTTTCTGCTAGGTATTCTTCTCTTGTTTTAACTTTTACAACTGTTTGTTCTACTTCTAAATTTACTTTTACTTCTTCTTTAGTAACAACCTCTGCATCTGATTCTTCAATAACTTCTGGTTCAGGTGGCAGTACAATTTTCCATAATTCTTTTTTAGCACCTACATTAATAATTTCTGCAACTCCAGCCTCAATTGCTTTTCTTACAGCAAAAGTTACTGGTTCGTTTCTTGCCACTCCTGCTTCTGTTTCTAATAACATTGTATCAGCATCAAAGTATTTGAATATGTCTGCACCTTTACCTGTTGAGAATATTGTTTTTTCAATTGTAGTTGATATAACAACTTCACCTGTTTGTACATTCACTAATCTTAAAATAATAGTAACTACATCTTGTCTGTATTGTGTATTTGCTTGTATACCTAAAATTCTTGCACCTATTCCACCTGATTTAGTATCTGAATCGTATCCTACTATACCACCTGTAATATATGCACCAGCAAATAATAATGCTGGTAATGGTTCAGCTTGATCACCATCTGCCATTTGTCTTGTTGATCTAATAAGTTTTCTTTCTTGTAATAGACTTGGTAAACTTGCTCTCTCAACAACTCTAAACCATTTGCCTTCTCCGGCATCTTGTAATGCTTTAATTAAAAGTTGATATGACCCTTGAGTTACTGCTGTACTCATTGATGCAAAATTGCCACCTGGCTTCTTTTGTCCTGTCATATCTAAGAAGTCATAGACAGCAATTATAATAGGGTCTCCATCTAACTCAGGAACCTCTAAAAATGTTTTTGCTACAGGCTTTTGAGTTCTGTAATCGAAGTCTGGTTTACCAGCACAACTAGCCAGAAATAAAGTTGCTAGAAATATAATTGCTAATTTTTTAAACATTATTATTAGTCTTCCTTCGGCATTGTAAATGATGTTACAGTTCCGTCTGTTTCGGTAACAGTAATTGTAACATTACCAGTACCTGAAGGCGTCGTCCAAGTTACAACTTCGCCACCAATAGGTGATGTAAATGTTCCTGAATCTTGTTGTAAACCATCAGCACCAAATACGTTTGTTGTAATTTGTTTTGCTAAAGCCGTATAAAATCTTGATTCTAAATTTGCTTTGAATTTTGCTATCGCAGTATTTTTTGCATCTTGCTCTGCTTTTTCTTTTGCGGCTTTATCAGCGGCTTTTATAGCATCTTTTCTTGTTTTTTCTATGTTTTCAATAGTCAAATAGTGTGAACTTTTGCCTTCTCCACTGAAAGATGGGCTATCAAAGTCAAACGTTATTTCGCTGGCTTGAACACCAGTGAATAAGAAACATAATAGTATAATATGTGCTAGAATCTTCATTGTACTCCTTAAATTGGTAAAATTCTATTATCAGTAATATTTATACATAATCAATCAGATAATCTGACAGGCGACCGTGGCTTAAATATTATACTATTATGTCAAAAATTTTAACAAGCAAATGGGCGGTTTGTGTCACTTTATTGATACTTTTATTCATTAAGTGGGTAGATCCTACACCTATTCAGTCAGCTAAACTTACCACATTTGATTCATATCAAAAGTTTGGTAAGCATTTTACATCTAAGAGCTTAATATTATTAGACATAAGTGATCAAGCATTAAAAAGTCAAGGTCAATGGCCCTGGAAAAGGGATATTATAGGACGGGCAATAGTTAATGCCTATCGTAATGGCGCCGCCCTAGTAGTCCTTCAAGTCGTGTTTGCACACAAAGATAGACTAGGTGGAGATGAAATGTTCCTTAAAATGATTTCAAAGTATCCAGTTATTCTTACAGAAACCAACGATGTTAAAAATATAATAAGCATTGAACGAAAAGCTCGGGCAGTAGGTAATGTAAGTGTACCTATTGACATAGATGGTACTATAAGAAGACTACCTCTTGATAAATCAATTCCTGCTGTTATATTAGAAACAATTCAATATTACAATAAAGCAAAAAATGAAATATGGTTGGATTTTAGACATCATATTCCACGATTAGATTATACAGATAAAAGCAACTGGTCAAAAATGAAAGGTAAAATTGTATTCATTGGAACTACATTTAAAGGATCAACATTTGTTACTACGCCTAATGGTTTAAAAAACACTCATGAGATAATGGCCATTGGTACAGAAACATTGTTATCACAAAATTTTATTAGTAGACCAGATTGGTTAGAAAAAGTAGAATGGGCATTTATTATTATAGGAGGTATTTTATTTTTATTAATAATTCCTAGATTAGGTGTGCTATGGAGTTTAGCCCCTTTTATAGTTTATCTAAGTATTGTTCTTGGAACAAGTGCTTACCTATGGACAACAAACCTATATCTTACAGAATGGCTAACACCTGTTGTGATTATTACTATAGTTTGGGGACACTTAATATATAATAACTTTGCACGAGAGAATAGATTAAAACTACAAATCAAAAGACAGTTTGAACATTACCTTGCACCCGACATGGTTAAGAAGTTACAAAAAGATCCATCACTATTGAAGTTGGGTGGTGAAACTCGTACAATGACATTTTTGTTTTCAGACATAAGAGGATTTACACCCATCAGTGAAAAGTACAAAGGCAATCCAGAAGGACTTACAAAACTTATTAATAGATTCTTAACACGTATGACAGATGTTATTATTAAAAATGGTGGAACAATAGATAAGTTTATGGGAGATTGTATTATGGCATTTTGGAATGCTCCAATAGAGAATGGAGAACACGAAGAATGTGCAGTTCAAAGTGCAATGGAAATGGAAGAAGAACTTGCTATGTTAAATGCTGAACTTATTGCAGAAGGGTTGCCACAAATCAATATTGGGATAGGTATAAACACAGGAGAAGCACTTGTGGGCAACATGGGGTCTAAACAACGATTTGACTATTCTGTAATAGGAGATGCAGTAAATTTAGCCTCTAGATTAGAGTCTAGTTCAAAGACACTTGGTAAAACAATAGTCATAGGTGAAGAAACAGTTAATAGAGCCAAGCTCAATTATAGTTTTGAATACATTGATGACATAAAAGTTAAGGGCAAAACAGAGTTTATCAAGGTATATACCATAACAAAATAACCCACCCTTTTTTAGATATAAATAGTTTTAATTATGGACGCGGACCTTTTATTAATGATCTCTAGAGCATGGCCAATCTTTGTGGCTTTCATAATGCTTATTGTGGTTTTAGCTCAATCGCATTATCGAATCAAGGTGCTTGAGGAGAAGGTTAAAGTTGCGTTCGATCTAATTAATAAACTCACTAACAAGAAATAAACTCACTTAACTTTTATAGCCATTTAACTTTGCGGAATTTAACCGTAAATAAATTAGTGGACGAAGGAAAAAGAAATGGAAAAAATTTTTATGATAATAATATTTTGTATAGGACTTGATTGTCAAGGTGTCTGGCAAGAGTCTACTTACAATAGTATGACGAACTGTGAAGCGGCGTCTCCTATGGTAAAAGAATATTTTACATCAACTTTTCCTGAGTCTCGAGGTGAAATTCATTGTTTAACTGAAGGTGCGTTCATTGAATGGAAACAATGGCTAGAAGCAGGCAACGAACCCGTTTTAAATATGGACTTGAATCAAATGGGTCAACAATAATGGATTTTTCTAATAAAACCTGGCTACTTATTTTTATAGGGGTAATGTTTATAACATTACTCCAAGGGTGTGTTACGCCAGTTACTACTAATCTTACAACATCCCCCAAATCAAATATAGCTAATATAGGTTTAATAGGCGAAGTTATAGGATGTGTCTTCGCACCACAAGACCCTAGCTGTCAAAAAGAGCAATACAATCACCCTGCTCCTACAAAATCACCTCAATAAAACAATTAAAGTACTCTTGATCCGGTGGTATATTCACCATTAAAGCGGTAAATACTGCTAATAGGGTCAAACGGACAGGTAAATGAAAAAGATAACAAGATCAATATTAGATGATTTGCATAGTATTCATAGAGTCAAGGATACTGAAGCATTTCTTGAGACTACAGGTAGCAACATAATAGAAAGTGCTGTTAACCTGTTGGACGTCATTAATAAAAACTACCCTCCTGAGCAGGCCCAAGAATTAGAGAGAAGATTCATTAATTCTATTAAGAACGGTGAATCAAAAAAATTCAAAGTCGGCATTAAGAAGATCATAGAGGGTAAACAAGATGAATCAAATTAATGAAGGCGGAAACATATTCAAAAATCCTACCGGCCAACCAGCAACACAAAGAATTAATCAAGCAGACGTAGACCCAACTATTGCCTGGCTAGAAAAAATTACAGGATTACCTTTACAATCAAACAAATTAGGAACTACAGGAACATCTCCTACAAGTGGAGATATAGATGTTGCTGTAGATCAATCTAAAATTACAAAAGACCAATTAGTATCAAAATTGACGCAATGGGCTCAAGCTAATAAGCAAGACCCGTCAAAATGGATTAAGAAAAGTGGTATTAGCGTTCATTTTAAAACACCTATTAACGGTAATGTTAAAAATGGATTCGTACAAACTGACTTAATGTTCGGTGACCCAAATTGGATGTCCTGGAGTTTGAAAGGCTCATCTCCAGGCTCCAACTATACTGGAGCGGATAGACACGTATTCATTGCTAGTATATCTAAAGCACGAGGATATAAATGGAGTCACAAGAACGGTTTATTAAAAAGAGATACAAACGAACCTGTATCTAAAAAGCCTGATCAGATAGCAAGTTTATTATTAGGTAGAAATGCTAAAGGATCTGATCTTGATAGTGTAGAAAATATTCATAAAATGATTAGAGGTGCATCTGACTATAACGAATTAGTTGCAGACTTTAGAGATAGTCTTGCAAAAATAGGAAAAACAATGCCTGAACACGTTATCGAAGGAAGTCCTGTTTGGTTTAAAGGTTTATTAGCAAAGGTTAATCTATGAAATTAGTAGAGTTTAAAAAAGTTACAGGTAATTGTAAAACACCTTTATTAGAAACAGGAGGCAGAATTGACCATGCCGAAGACCTTGTATTTTGGAATGGTAGCCAAGGAGCCTTAAATGCTATAAGACAATTAGAAGGATTAGCTAAAAATACTAATAACCTTACAATTAAATGGGATGGTTCTCCAGCAGTAGTGTTTGGAAGAAATCCTAATGGTGAATTTATTTTTACAGACAAAAGTGGATTTCACGCACAAGGATATGATGGTAGAGCAACGAACTCAGCTGACTTAAAAGGAATGATTAAAGATAGAGCAAAGAAAAATCCTTCTAAAACAAATTCATATAAAGCCTACGCAGATAAAATTGTTCCTATTTTTAATACAGTAGCAAAAGCAATTCCTAATAAGTTTCAAGGTTACTTTAATGGTGATATGTTATATTTTGCAAAACCAGAACAAGCTAATGGCAGATATGTTTTTAAACCTAATGTAGTAGAATATAGTGTTGATGCTAGTAGTGAATTAGGTAAAAAAATTGGGCAAAGCAAAGCAGGTGTTGTTGTTCACAATATGATGAGTGAACAAGGAAGAATTATGCCAATTAAAGAACTTGATAGATATATTCAAGGACGTGGTTTATTTGTAATTCCGCCAACAACTGTAAACAAGAAAGTAGGTGTAGATACCAACGCACTAAACAAAATAAAAAATGTGGTAAGTCAAAATGCTACTTTAATAGATGCCTTATTAGACAAAAACAAATTAGCTAGTATGAAACTAACTGATCTACCTAAAATATTATATGCATATACTAACGCAAAGGTTGATCAAGGACTTCAAAATTTAGGTAGTGACTTTTCTAGATGGTTATTAACTAGTGCAGTTAGTGAACCAAAGAAACAAAAAATTATAGAATATGTAAAACAAAATATAAATGGCTTTGTAGCACTTTGGAATACTGTTAGTGGTATAATGAATGCTAAAGATAATATTATAACACAATTAGATACTGCACCTGGAGATGTTCAAGCATCTATAAATGGTAGACCTGGTGGAGAAGGTTATGTGTTGGGCGGTATAAAACTAGTTAGAAGATCTGGGTTCACTCAGGCTAACAGAGCAATAAATAAAAGATAGGAGAATAATATGAGATTTAATGAATTTAGAGACCCAGCTGATCAGGAACCAGCATACGACAAGGACTTTAAACAAGATTCTTTATTCAATCAATTAGGTAAAGTTTTAGATAGTCAAGGTAATCCTAAACCAGTAGACACCGTTACTACAGATGATAATAAACAATTTAAAGTTACAGTAGCCCAAGCTGAACTAATAAGAAATTTAATGACATCTAATGACATTAAACCAGCTTTAAGAGGACGATTTACTAAAGATATACAAGGGTCAACTACTCTTGCTAAATTTTTAGGATCACCAGATATGATAACACTATTTGGACAAATGTACATGAACGTAGATGATGGTGGTGCCCAGGACGAACAAGTTGATGAAATCAAGAAGAAAAAGAAACCTAAACCTAGTTTTTGGAGTCCTAAACCTTCAGGAAAGTCTCGAGGCGTATTACCCAAGAAAGGACCTTCCGCTATTAAAGGTGGCCCGAAAACAGGACCTACGGCAAACGTGGCACTAGCAAATTAAAGATGTGTATAAAGTACGATAGATATAGAGGTTGGATTAAAACACTACCTAAAAAAAGAAAAGGTAAAAGTACAGTCCAACATTGGATTCTTCCAGAAAGCATTGGTGGAATAGATGCAAAAGATAATAAAGTATGGATGACACATGAAGATCATATTACAGCCCACAAAAAACTTGTACAATGTTTTAAATCTCCTAAAAGAGATAAAATGGTAATTGCTTTAAATGAGGTATTAAAT